ACACTGTAACTACTGCAAATAATCCTGGGGAAGATAAGTATAATGGGTTTAATTATTTAGAGAATAAATATCCTAGACTTAAGGGTTTAAGAAATATATTTAGAGGTGTAGAACCAGAAAATAAAGAAAAAGCGGAATATGGGTTAGAGTCAGAATATAATGGTAAAATAAATACCACTAATAGAGAATTTGAAGATCTTTGGAAATTAAACCCTGAACAAGACTATTTCACCTTCAGTGATATTAATTCAGCATCAGAAAATATCAACAACTTTACAAACAATAAAACATCACCCTACTTATTCTCAGGAAAACTTAAACCCACAGCTAACCCAGATGATTACTTATCCTCAGGAGTTAGTCAATATAGATATATTCCTATAGGAGGCAATCCTGAAAAAGAACGTGAAGATTTTACAGATGATATTATTGCTTCTATGTACGATGGACCTGGAGATTCTAAAGAATCTATTAAAAATTGGGATGTAACATATACTAAAGAAAATACATCTACACCAGAATATAAATGGTACTTTAACCAAATTAAAAGATTAGTGGACACTTATAATAATAAAATATCTAAAATTAGATTACAACCATTAAATGAAAATAAATCTTCATTAAATAAAGAATTAGTTAAAGAGTTCATGAGACATGTTACTAAAGAACTTAGACTAGATTCTTTACCTAAAATCACTTTCTCCAACGATTCTCAAGAAGCCGTTAAACATAGTTCTTGGGGTGGGTATAGACCCGGAGAAAAATCAATTCGTATAGTAACAGCCAAAAGACATCCCGCGGATATATTTAGAACACTAGCTCATGAATTAGTTCATTATAAACAAGATATTACTGGGCGTCTACAACCAGGAGATGGTAAAACAGGTAGTGATATTGAAAATGAAGCAAATTCTAGAGCAGCTATTATTATGCGTAATTTTGCTCAAGAAAAACCTAAATTATTTGAACATTTAATTACTGAATTAAGTTATGGTTTAGAAAATGCTTTACCTGATGATAAAATTACCTATGTTGGAGGTAAAAATAGTGAATATACTTTTAAAACAGATCAAAATGAATATAAAGTAAAATTTATTCCCGATGGTGAAAGCACCTATGAAAGATCATACTCTACTACAAATAGAAATCAGGGAAGAAATTTTGATGATACTAAAGAAGGTGTTATTACGGCTATTAAGGTTAATGCTACTGTAATGAAAATTACATTAGATTTCATGAAACGAAATCCTGATTTTACTATGATTTATATAGTACCTATAAGTACAAGCCGTTTTACTGCAGTAAAAAAATTTATTGAAAATAGCTTACCATCTAATTACTCATTTTTAACCAAACCAGGTGAACGAGAAAACATAATAGTAATATATAATTCCCCAACCCCACCAAACGATATAGAAATATAGTTATGAAAGAAACACAATTAAAAAAACAATTTAGCGAACGCGATTTAACACGTATGCGAAATATAATAACTAAAAAGACAAACGATAAAACCGTAACGTCTGTTGGTTATACTAAAGTAGACGAAATACACGAAGAAGGAGATGTATGGGAAGAAAACGGACGTAAATGGACTATTAAAAATGGTATTAAACGTAACGTTAGAAAAATAGAATCGGCTGCTGTACCTTTACTTTGTCCCAAATGTTCTAAATCTATGAATCATCATTTAGATGTTAAAATGTATAGTATTCATCAAATGTGTTTACCTTGTGTTACTGATATGGAGAGTGATTTAAAAATGAAAGGCGAATATGAAGAGTACGAACGTAATATGATTTTAAATAATACTCGTTACACAGTAAAGAACATAGAATCGGGATTAGAGCAATTTCTAGATGATATGGTAAACGAATCATACGCAATGGAAGACGGTACAATCCAAAACTGGTCAGGTAATGGAATAGATAGAACAGAAGTAAAACAATTTATATTAGATAAGTTGCAAAAAATAAAAGATATAACAGAAAGTTAATATTTATAATTAATTAATTTAATTCTTATGGACAGTAACATTTGGTCAGTGCTTATAACAGCAATAACGGTTTTGGGTGGAACAACAGCATTCCGTTTTTATGAAAAAAGAGCTATGCATAGAGAAAGAGACGATGATTTTATTCGTCACGATTGCAAAGATCGAATATCTAAGTTAGAAGCACTTTTAGAATCCGCTGGTCGCGAAAAAGATGATTTACGAAAACTAGTGTTAGAACTAACTAGAGAAGTAGCTGAGCTTAGAGTTAAAGTTGAATTTTTTGAAAGTAATAGAAGACTATAATGATTAATGAAGACTGCAAATGTAATGGTCCAAAATTAATGCTTAACGAAGGTAAAAATGATATTTTACTTTCTGAAGGGTTACGACACCATATACAAGAAGGACAAATGTTGATTCACAACATATATCGTCCTTTATCATCAAATTATTTTGCCTTATTTAGAGAAGCTAGAGAACTATACAATATAGGTGCTCTTTCTGTTGTTGAAGATGACGCTGAATTACTTGAATCAAATATTGGTGAATACGGAATGTATAATGGTATTAAAGTACCACTTGATTATCCTATATCACTTGACGAATTAATTGATTTGTATGAATCCCAAGAAATAGATGAAGCTGAATTCAAAGGTAAAAAAGTATCTATTGGAAAACCTAAACGCGGTGGATCTAAAAAATTCTATGTTTATGTTAAAGATGGAGATAAAGTTAAAAAAGTATCATTTGGAGACACAACAGGCTTATCAGCCAAATTAAATAATCCAAAGGCACGTCAAGCATTTGCTGCTCGTCACGATTGTAAAAATAAAAAAGATAGAACAAAAGCATCATATTGGTCATGCCGTTTACCTCGATACGCCAAACTACTAGGATTTAAAACAACATTTTCAGGATATTGGTAATGATCAAACTAACCGACATATTAAACGAAATATTATCTGAAAAACTTTGCCCTAAAGGTAAAGCATATGCTGAGCGTCGTAAAAAAGCGGGTGAAGTACATTCTGCCTATTTAATGCTACGTGCTTCAAAAGTATGTAAAGGATTAATGAAAGAAGATGATGAAATTATAACATGTAAAAAATGTAGTTGGGAGTGGAAGTTAAAGGACGGTGGTAATGACCCATACATTTGTCATAAATGTGGTAATGATAATTATAGTGCTTACAACCCAATGAAAGAATCTCTTCGTGATTGGATTGATGAAGAATGGGTACGAATAGATACACAAGGTAATATAGCAGGTCCTTGTGGTTCGATGAAAAAAGGTAAACCAACAACTCGTTGTTTACCTCGTAAAAAAGCACAATCTTTATCTCAAGCAGAAAGAAAAGCAACAGTTGCTAAAAAAGTAGCAGGAGATAAAAAAGGAAAACAGTATGTAAAAAATACTAAAAAAGCTGAATATAAAAAATGATAAAATTAATTCAACTACTAACTGAAGTTAAAGAAAGCTTTGAACAATTTGCTAAAAATCGTTTAGCAGGTGCTGAAAAAATTATAGCTAACGCTAAGGAAAAAGGTGGAGATGCTTTATTAACATATGATCATTTTAAAGTAAAACCATCTTATTATAAAAAAGCTATAAATGGTAACTTTGATAAGGACACTGCTAAAAAAGAATTTAACGAAACGTATAAAAAAATATCACTAAATATGACTCAAACTCAATTTCAACGTGAAGTTGGTAGATTAGAAGTATTAGGTGAATTATTAATAAGAGAAAAATAATGATAAAATTAACTGACCTACTTAAAGAAGAACAATCTGAAGAATATCCACCATACATGTATTCATCTGTAGGATTTGGATGTCATGTTTGTAAATATCTTAACTATAATAAAGATGAGGACAAATATGCTTGTGGGAACACTAATTATCAAGAATACATGGGAACCCATTTTATAGTTGATCCTGTAACAAAAGAACCTGTATCAAAAGAAAACCTAAAAAATTATTGTTCAAACTGGTTTGAACCTAAAAACAAATGATTAAATTAATAGATTTGTTAAATGAAATTAAAGCACCTCAATATCAAATATATTGCGATATGGATGGTGTTTTAGCTGACTTTGATAAAGGTTATAAAGAATTAACTGGTGTTGATTTAGGAGGAAAACATGCTAAAGGAGATGCTAAATTTTGGAAACCCATATCTGATGCTGGTTCTAATTTTTGGTTAAATTTAGATTGGATGTCTGGAGGTAAAACACTTTGGAATTACATTAAACAATATAACCCAATAATATTATCTGCTCCTTCACGTGAAAAAAGTTCTGAGGAAGGAAAACGTGGGTGGATTGATCAAGAAATAGGATCCGATCAAGACGTTATATTTAAACGAGCTAAAGAAAAACACCATTATTCTAGTAAAAATAAAATACTAATAGACGACAAACCAGAAACAATTGATAATTGGAATAATGCTGGTGGAATAGGAATATTATATAAAAACACACCCGATACTCTTAAACAATTAAAAAAATTAGGGCTATGATAGATCCATACGTAAATTTAGAAACTACAGATAAACATATAATTCGCGAATTTAGTGATAAAACAGATATCATTGATTTTATGTGGCATCGTGACAATGAAGATAGATTAGTTGAAGCACTTCACGATACGGATTGGCAAGTACAACTTGATAATGAATTACCTACATCGTTAGATAAACCAATATTTATACCAAGACACCACTATCATCGAGTAATCAAAGGTAATGGAAATTTACGCGTTAAAATCAACAAATTACCATAATGGAAGATATAAATAGCCCAAAACTAAGCGGAGAAACAACAGCAAATAAACTTATTGACAAGCTCAATTCAGGTCTATTTAAACAACTATCCGCTCACGAGTTAGATATTTTTAAACAACATTTAGCTAATCGTTTAAAATTAGTTCAAGACGGTCCTCCATCAAATATGAATGAAAATGTTTCATCTATTACTGAAAGAGTTAAAAATATGATTCGTAAAGAACTTATGGGTGATACTGAGGATGAAGAGGTTCTTAGAGACAAATATATGTTAAAATTAAACATGTATAAAAACGTAAAGAAAAATAACAGAAGCAATTTTGAAATAGACCAAGCTAGAAAAGAACTAATAGATGCAGCTAAAGCATACGGAATAGATTTACCAGCACAATAATATACCTTAATGAGACCAATAGATAAATTTATATTACACGTTGTTCACAACTTAGTTCCTTTAAATGAATATTCTGAAGGGATTATGAATCGATTAATAAATCATTATAAAGAAGAAGCGGATGATTTAAATATTGAAATTAATGATGACCAATTAAAAAAATACATTGAACGTTTTGATATTTTAAAACCTAGTCTTATTGCTAAAGGAGGAACTGACTTATTTAAACAAGTAGGAGGGGAAAAGAAAATTGAAGTTACTGTTCCTTTATCTCAATTAATTAAAATTGTTACTTCTTCTAAAGGAGTAGAAACCTCACCTGATACAATTGACATTACTCCTGATGTAGTATATCATAATGATGATGACAGTATTATTGTTTATAATGGTTCTAAAGAAAATAACTGTATTACTTATGGACGTGGTGAAAGATGGTGTATTACAAAAGGTTCATTTGGAACCTATAGATATAGTGAAGGCCGATCATACCCAACGTTTTATTTAGCTCAAAATAGCAATCTATCAAGCGATGATGCTTTAAGCTTTGTTGCTATTCAAGTTAGAGATCCTAGAACAACATCAGAAAACCAAAGATACGTTTATACAAATCGTAAAAATTCCCCTCATGAATCTCAACCAATGAGTTTTTCTCAATTAGAGAGAGAAGTCCCTTGGCTACGTGAAATTCCAAATGTTCAACAAGTACTTAAATATATACCCCTAAATTCAGGAGAAAAACTAACTCAACAATATAAAAATAAACCCGTTGGAATTAGAGAATGGATTAAATTTCCATTTGATACTAAACAACAATATTTAGTAGTTAGAACAGGTAAACAATTATTTGATGATATTTCTAATGATGAGTTTTTATCTAAATACTTACCTAAATTTCCTCAGTTAGCTGAATTTATTGCTACTAATTATGGAGTTATTAATCCTAACGAATTATTAAAACATTTAGATTCTTTTTCAAATAATAATAGAAGATCAATCATAGCTAATATGAGAGATAAAGTAGAGTTATCTAATCTTAAATCTGAGGCTTTACCCTTTGATGTTAAAAAATTATTAACAACATTAGATAAATGGAACTTAACTAATAATGAAAGAATGTACGTTACTAAAGATGGTAACGCTATTGTTAAATTAGATTTAGGGGATGACATTTCCGTAGGTGTTTATACAGCAGAAGATGATTACCCTAGCATTAAATTAAATAAAAGAACATCTAAATATTTAACAGATTATCCTGAATTAGATAAAATACCATTTAGAGATTTAGCTAAATTAGTTTCTGATGAAATAATTGATCAAACACTTTTAGACCAGACAATAGAAGCAGCTAAAAACGATCCGGATTCTGCTATTGTAGTTAAAGATACAGATAATGGACAAATTATTGTAGATTCAAATTCATTTGCGTCATATAAAATAGAAGATGGTAAAATAAATCAAATACCATTTGATAGTGAAGAAGTACAAGCTATATTTGACGAACAAGACGATAATGAAGCTTTTCAAGAAAATGTAATAAATTTATTTACTTCTAGAGAAGATATACCTTCTCAAATAGATAGAGTAGGTTTAACTTCTATTTTGAAATCAACTCCAAATGGAAAAAGAACAATTAGTAATACAGATTATTCTAACTCTCCAATAGGTATATTAACCACGGATGAAGAAAATCCACTAATATTTACCGCTATTGCTCTTCCTAATTTTCGAGGAGAAAGTCCATTTTATGCTAAAACAGTATACGGAAAAAGAAGCAACTGGAGAGATGCATCTACTAATGAACGCTTTACCCCAGCAATGATAGATGCTTATTTTTCTTATTTAAGAGGATTAAATCAAACATTTACAGATGAAGGTTTAATTAACGCTCTTTCAGGATATGGGATGCCAACTGATCTTAAAAGATCAATATTAACAAACCCAAATTTACCCTTACAAGATACAAATATATACCGCCCAGCAGAATATAATGGTACCGTATATTTAGTTAATACTCAAAACCCCGCTGAGAGTAAAAAACTATCTGACACTTCAGGTAAATTAATTAAAGCAAATATTAATGCTACTGCTGCTAGACGTTTATTAAGAGCTCAACAAGCAGAACCAGAAGCACCAGCCGCTGGGCCCGAAGCTGAAGTTGAACCAGCTGTAGCTCAACTACAAGCATTAGCAGCACAAGGTGGAGAACGCAGAAGAGGAAGACCAGCAGGTGTACCAAATGCACCTCGTGAAGCACAACCAAGACAAAGAGGTGATGTTAGTATACCAACTCAATTTAATGAAAGAGGTTTACTTACTGGATTTGAAAATTTACCTAGAAATGATCGTAGAAGATTATATGTTGATGATGCCGTACGTGTACCTAGAATAGGAGACAGAGGAGCATCAGCTAGAGATAATATGCTAGGAAGAGCAGGTCAAGTAACTAGTGTTTTTAGTGTAGGACAAAGCAAAATATATTTCATTAGATTAAATACTCCTGAACCAACAACAATAGCATCTATTAATATCCAACCAGGAAATAGAAACTATGTTGTAGTGGGTAATAGAACTTATTCTTTAAATTCACCACGTGAATTAATGACATTTTTACAAAATAGAGATTTAGCCGAAGGTTTGAGAACGTCTATGTTTAAATTACATTTACAAGAAAACCCTCATATGATTGATGAAATTAAACAATTAAAAAACAATCCAACAATGCAAGAAGCATATAACGCAGAAGAAAGTTTTAAAGATTATTCAAATGACGCTTTAACAGACATGATCATAAATCTTTCAAGATATGAAGGTAATGAAAAAGAAATACAAGGTGTTAAAGATGAATTAGCAAGACGTAAACAATCTAAACCAAACACAATGACTAAAGAAGATCTAAAAAATTATATTAGAGAAGCACTTAAAAAACGCTTAGCCGAAAATCAACCAGCGCCTTCAAGAGAAACACCTGAACGTGGGACTGAAACAATTCCTGATAGAGGTACTGAAGAAGAAAAAAAACGCCGTCGCATTGGAAATCCAAATGTTGATCCAAAACCAAAAGCGATGAATGAAAATGAGCAAGAACTTATTAAACGAATTGTATCACGATATAAATCTAAAAAATAATGGCTAGACTGTTAGAGATAGAATACGAAAAGATATTTAAACCTGAAACTATGGCTTTGCTTAAAGGCAAGTCAGGTGAATCCCTACGTGATACACTTGGTACTAAAGATCTTCGCCAAGTAATGCAACGTTCTACAGAATTAGTTCCTGAGATTATAGAAGCTGAAAATGGATATCGTGATCATTTAGAATTACTTGCTGCTGATATTGTAACAAAAGCATATCCTATTATTGACTATGCTAATATAAAAATAGATGCTAAGATAGTAACAATGGGTGATCTTAAGATTCCTGAAGAATCAGACGAAGTACCTGTAGCTCAAACGCCACCTGAAGCACAACAAGCAAAACGTCGTATTATAAATGGTATTACACAAGGTGCTTCTATTAGAGGTTCATTTGCATTTTTATTATTTAGAGATTACTTAGATGCTTTTGATGAAGAATTAGTAGCAAAATATAATGAAATATTAAAGTTATCATTTGGTATTTATGATGATGAAAACGCAATCGCTATGTTATTAGCTATGATTGCACAACAACAAAATAGTGCTGGTGGGTCAAGTGAAATGGTTTATGACGAAGACGAAGAACAATTCGTTATTAAAGCTAGAGCTATTTGTTTCCCTATGTTAGTACATGAAATAGTAAAAGGATTATATGAAATCGTGGGTACAGAAGGCTTTGGAGCCGATAAAGAAAAAAATCAAGCAATTGTCAATACTGTGGATAAGTTATCCAATGAACCTAATGATTTACGTTTTGGTAAATTTATTTATGATGCTATATCTGATTTATATAATGACGGGAATGTAAACGATCCTAGAGTTAGAGAATTATTATTTACAGAAATATATAAACTTTCAGAAGAAGAATTTATCCCCTTTATTGAAAATGCTGTTAATGGAATATTAACAAATGAGCAAAAGAAATGGGTTACTGACACAATGCGTGATATTAAAGACGACCTTAAGAAAGACGATACTGGATTATCTGGGTTGTAGTTAATATTTATAATAAACTATATTAATGAGTGATTTTAATTTACATAAATTCTTAACCGAGAATAAATTAACTCGTAATTCTATATTAGTAGAAAACAATAATGCTCCTAGTCTTACTATAAAGGATATGAAATCTTTTAATCCTGATAAAGTAACATGGGGGTATAATGCTGCTAATGACGTAATTGTTACTTATAACGGTCATGATTATGTCTTAGATGGACCATCTGATGTTGAAGTAATAGACAGAGAACCAGGAGAACCATCAGCATCAGGAGATGTTTATATGTCTACAGATAAAATACCTGGAGCTTGGTTTAAATTTAGTGCTTATCTTGAATACTCAGGTGAAGGAAATTATAGTGTTGAACAAATCGATGACTTAGAAGGCATCACAATAGACCCATCAGCTTGGGAAATCGACCCTGACTCAGATGAAATACCGGATGAAGAAGAATTTGACTTTGGTGATGACTTAGATGAAAAGAAATTCCCCGATTTAACAGGTGATGGTGAAGTAACTTATGCCGATATTTTAAAAGGTAGAGGTGTTATTGGTGAACGTGATATAAAAGGTAAAGAAGAAAAATTAGTTAAAGCATTAAAAAAAACAGGAAAATATAAAGAAGATGATCCTGAATTATATAGATTAGCCGCTGGCTTAGCAAAGAAAAATATGAGAGAAGATTTAGACGTAGGTCACCAAGATAACGAACCACATATGCTTAAAAGCGATGTTTATAGAACTGCTAAAATGGCAGCTATGTTATACAAGCAATTAGACAAATATGATAATGGTCAAGAAGTTGATTTTCCACATTGGTGGCAAGCTAAAATAATTAAAGCATATGATTATTTACAAGCAGCTTATGGATATTTAGATGGTGAAGAAAAAGTAGCTGCTATTGATTCAATGATGAATGAAGTACAAGGTGAAGAATTAAGTCACGATATAGCTCTTATAGGTGGTACATTAAAGAAAATCGAAACAATGCTTGATTTTGGTAAAGACCAAGACCAAGACGTTGAAGAAGGATTACAAACTGTACTTAATATTTTAATTGATATTCAGCATAAATTAGAAACTGAAACTAAAGATGCTGCCTCATTGGGTGGTGCTAGTCGATTCTACCAAATGGAGAATATTTTAAAACAAATGGGTAAATAATGGATTTTAATACAGTAAAAGAACTAGAAGATTTTATTCGTGGTCGCGTGCGTCAACGTTTACAAAAAACTGATACCTCTGAATATCAAGGTGATCCTAGTTCTCCAATGAATATAATGTTAGCTCGTTTTCCTGAGTTAAGACAAACATTAGAAAAATTACTAACAATGCAGTATAGATTGTTTGTTAATGACATTGAGTGGGTTGCTCCAAAACCAACTACATTTAAAATTACATTACCTAATAAACAATATTTTAACCTAATTTGGAACACAGAAGATTTTCTTGTTAAAGTATCAGGTATGAAATACGATATGCTTACACTTCAAGAACGCGAAAGAGCAACTAAAGCAATATCTGAATTACTTCAATATGGACCTATAAGTGCTAATCTATCACCTGAAGAATTAGCTCAACAAAATCTAACACCTGCTAAAGGAGAACCAGCATCGCCTCCTCCCTTATCTGCAGAAGAATTAAGCTAAATTTGGCTCCCGCAGGGAGCTTTTTTACATTTAAACCCTAATTTAACATTACGTTATGAATAAAAAGAAAAGATTATTTTTCGACATTGAAACAAGTCCGAACGTTGGATTTTTCTGGCAATCAGGTTACAAACTGAACATTCCCTACACCAATATTATTAAAGAAAGAGCTATTATCTGTATTTGCTATAAATGGGCAGATGATGATAAAGTATATTCTTTACAATGGGATAAAAATCAAGACGACAAAGCCATGTTAGAAAAATTTATGGCCGTAGCTAACGAAGCTCATGAATTAGTAGGGCATAATGGAGATAGATTCGATTTACCTTGGATTAGAACACGTTGTTTATTTCATGGTATTTCATGTTTTCCAACTTATGCTACTATTGACACATTAAAACATTCTCGTTCTAAATTTAGATTTAATAGTAATCGTTTAGATTATATTGCTAAATATTTGGGTGTAGGAGAAAAATCTGAAACCGGTGGTTTTGATTTGTGGAGAAATATCGTATTAGATAACGATAAAGATGCAATGAACACAATGGTAGAATATTGTAAAAATGATGTTGTTATACTTGAAAAAGTATATAATCATATCAAAAACTATGTACCACACAAAACACATTACGGTGCTTTAGAAACAGGAGAAAAAACATGTTGTCCTGAATGTGGATCAACTGATTTAAAACATTCACAAACCCGTTATTCGGCTGCTGGAACTCCACGTATTCAATTACAATGTAATGATTGTCACAAATATCATACTGTAGCTAGTAGAACATATGAGGCTATAGTTACTAAACAAAGTGAAGGGGAAGTAGAAGATTAAATATTTATAACAAAATAATTTATTATAATGGATACATTTGACTTAAAACGTTTTCTAGTTGAAAATAAAATGACTAGAAACTCAAGACTCGTTACTGAAGATCTTACCTACGAAGCCCTACCAGCTGAAGTAAAACAACGCTACGAAAATAATGGTAGAATAGGGGTTGCCTTTGTAAAAAAAGACGGTTCAGTTCGACATATGTCATTTAGTAAAACACTTAAAGCATATCAACCAAGTGCAGCTGCTAAAACGGATGCTCAAGCTAATTATCGTCAAAACAATAATCTATGGAGTGGATATGATGTAAATGCATATATAAAAGCTAAAAAAGAAACAGGAGATGATGCTGCTGCTGCTAAACAAAGTTTTAGAAACTTTAAATTAGAAAATGTATTAGCATTTTCCGCAGGTGGTAGAGTATTTGATATGCGTGATGAAAACAACATTATTGAAAGATTTGGTGAAGATGTATCAAATGCATTAACAAAAACTATGATCCAAGCATTAGAAAGAGACTCAGCACCTACTGCTGAACCAACAGCAGACGAATCACAAATAGATGAAAGTGCATTTGACCAAGCCATATCAGGTATGATGGGTGGTTCAAATAATTCTCAATCTGTAAAAGCTTCATTTGAAGGTAAATGGAACCCAATTCCTAAAGCTAATAAAGATATTTTAGATAAATCAACAGGAAAAGATACTCAACTTGTTGGAGTTTTTGGACAATCTAATTATGCCATTGCTAAAGGATCAGATGGAAAATTTTATAGATACCAATACAGACAAGCCTCAACCCCAGGCACACCAAAAGGCCCTTTTGATACAGTAGAAAAAGCCAAAGAAGGAATTAAATAACATACAGATTAGATTCATATCCTAGTCGCTCGTAAGAGTAAATTTTTTAGAGAGATGTGGCCTCAGTTTTTGAGACCGCATCTCTTTTTCGTATATTTAACAGTTCAAAAATTATAAACATGAGTAAAAACATTGTAATTGTAGGTGCCGGTGTAGCAGGTATCAATGCAGCAACTAAATTAATAGATAATAACTATAAAGGTAAAATTACCATTATCGATATGGGGAAAGATCCTCATAAACGATTACCAAGTGAAGTAATGACTGGAATGCTAGGAGCAGGAGGTTGGTCAGATGGTAAATTAACTTACCACACTGCTATTGGTGGTCAATTATCTAAATACTGTGGTGAAGATAAAGCCATGGAATTAATGGATCAAGTTATTACTAACTTCAAACGTTTTCATCCTAAACCTGAAGAAGTACAATGTTCAAATCCTGATGCTGAACCTGATTTTATTAAACCATATTTTGGTTTAAGATTATTCCCTGTATGGCACGTTGGAACTGATTATTTATTAGAAATTGCTAAAAATTGGTATTCATATTTAGTTGATAATGGAGTTGAATTTATGTGGGAGACTAAAGTAACAGAAATTGCTTTTGTCAATCAAACATTAAAAGCAGACCCCATAAATAAAACCACGTGGGATCATGGAATTATATCGTATGACACACTTATATTTGGTGTAGGTAAATCAGGTATTGACTTTGGTAAACAATTAGCAGAAAAATACAATCTACCAACTGAACCTAAATCAGTACAAATTGGTGTTCGTTTTGAAGCACCACAACATCACTTTCAAAAACTAATCGATGTATCATATGATTTCAAATTATATAGAAAATTTGAAGATAAAGGAGTATCATTACGCTCATTCTGTACTAACAATAATGCTGCTTATGTTGCAGTAGAAGAAACATACGGAAACTACTCATACAATGGTCATGCTAAGAAAGATGAGAAGTATAGAAATGATATGACTAATTTTGGTATTATAATGGAAGTAAACGGAATTGAAGACCCATTTACCTGGAGCCGAGATTTAGTTAAAAAATTACAAGTTGATGGTAAAGGATTATATTATTCTCCCTCTAGAGTACCTTCATTAACATCAGAAGGTGGGTTTGTAGAAGCAACTCAAATTAATGATTATGCAATGACCGAAGTAAGAGAAGCATTTGATGGTTATTTCCGATACATTGATGATTTTATTAGCGGAATGAAAGAAGTTTTCCTAACATTAAAAGACGATTGGGGTATGTACATACCTGAAGTAAAATATCTATCACCTGAGCCACTTGTTGATTATACCAACCTAGCCCTGACCAAGTATCCTAACGTACATTTTGTTGGTGATGCACTTTCCGCTAGAGGTATAACAGTAAGTGGTGCACAAGGGATTTATGTTGCTGAAGATATTTTGAAATATCAATAATTTTTCGTACATTTAATAAATGGCAAGACCAAAAACAATCAAACCCATACCTTCAGAAAATCCAAACAAATACACTCGTGTATATGAAGATGATGAAAGTATAGCTACATGGACATACGATTTAGATATTTCTACTCACGGCCCTATAGCAGTTGATATAAAATATAAAACCGAAACAAACAAACCCAAAACAGATGGAAAGAAAATTAAAAACACCAGACGGACAGACGTTGTATTTGACTCAAACGAAACGCCTAGGACACGACGTTCACGACAAGAACGATCCTAAAGCTGATGAAAAAATTTGGGTATTACATAATACAGAAGGTCCAGCATTGATTAAAGCAGATGGTAAAAAAGAATATTACTTTTGGGGAATATTTCAAGGTACTACTGTAGAAGCTATTAGAGAACTAAAACGTAACCATACTGGCCTACCACCAGCAAAGAACCCTTTATTTAAAACTAAATAATGAGAATAGGATTTGCAGGAACAATGAGTGTAGGAAAAACTACACTAGTAAAAGCATTAGCTGAATTACCTGAGTTTAAAGATTATTTTATTGCTACTGAACGTAGTAAATATTTACGTGATTTAGGTATTCCATTAAACACTGATTCTATCTTACCAGGACAAATTATATTTTTAGCTGAACGCGCTAGTGAGATTCTGCGAGATAACGTGCTAACTGATCGTACTATTTGGGATGTATGTGCATTCACAGACAATGCAAAATCTATTGATGTATATGCGAAATATCGCTATATAGAATTAGCAACGTGTATGGGAGACCAATATGATATTGTATTTTATATATCACCTGAAGGAGTAGAAATTGAAGATAATGGTGTGCGTGAGATTGATTCGGAATATAGGAATAAAATTGATAAAGCTATTGTTGATTTAATAAATAGATTTCCACCAAAACGCTTAGTTAATATTAAGGGCACTACAGAAGAGCGTATAGCGCTTGTGTTAGAAGCATTTTATAAATATTTATAATAAATGTAAACCCAAATAATAATGAAAATATCTCAATTAAAAGAAGTAATTCGAGCCAAAGTACGTGAAACTTTATACACAGGACCAAACGCTGTTGCCGCTGTAAAGAACGATGCAGTATATAATGCTTTACCTCCAATAGAAAAAACTAAGGTAAATGTAGCACTACAGAAAAAACAATCTGTTAATTTAGAAGAAGAAGACCAAGTAAAACCGGGTCAAGTAGATACAAAAACTCTTAAAAACGTAAAACTTAAAAATGGTGCTATATATAAAAACGTTAGATTTCATATGTTAAATGATCCTAAGTCATTTGTAAAATCTGATGGAGGTTACATGATAAATCAAGATATAGCAAGTGTAGTTGATGCTAATCAAGAACTTAAAGAAAACGGGGAATATACTGTATCTCGAATTAGAAAAATGAATCGTGCTGAATTAATTGATTTTATAGATCCAAAAAGAGAACTATCTCATGTAAATAGATCAACAGATCAATTACGAGGAGATGCTTTAGAAATGGCTGATGATAGACCTGATTATGAAGAAACTAATAACTCTTCCATAGATGAATCAGGTACAGGTGATCAACCAATTAGCTCTATGTCTAGAGCAGATTTATTAAAACATTTTAAATTAGATCCTAATACTTCTGAAAAAGAGATTTCTACTGAATATTTAAGAGATGCAATGTCTGGATTAGACGAAGCTGACTATATTGATGATGACGATACAGTTCATGAAGGTGTAGATGATGATAACACTGACTTTAAAGATTATGATTCCGTATATGAAGATATGGAAGATACTTCTCCAAATGTAGATAAATATAAATTAGGTGAAATAGAAAGAAATAATGAATTTAGAGCTAATGTTGGTTCTGGTCATCATGGATTATCTGTTAAATTACACCCAATGGATTCTCGTTTATTAATGATATCTCAAGATAATGGACAACGAGTTGTAGTTGAGATTGAAGATATTCCTGAACTAACTAATACATTAAAAAACTTAGCATAATGAATATTACAAAACAAGACATAATTTTAGGTATTATTGTTGTACTTGCTGCTTGGAATATTTTTACTACTAACAGCATTAAAACTGATGTTAAAGGATATAAGGATAAAATTGAATCAATACAAACCAAAGTAGATTCAGCACAAGTAGTTAACAAACAAATCGATACTAAAATTGATTCAGTAAAAGAAAATGTAGTTTCTATCACTAAAGAAATACATCACATAGATAACACAATAACAATCGTAAAAAAACAAACAGATGAAAAAATTAATCATGCTGGTAAGTTTTCTAATGTTGAGCTTGAGCAGTTTTTCGCAAGCAGATACAACAAAAGTCTTACTCCCAACTAAAATTGCTAGACAAGTAGCACAAGATCTAATCAGATATGATGGATGTAAGCAAGAATTAAAACTTACTCAACAAAAAGTTCTTAAGTTAGAAGAAAGAGAAGTACAAAAAGATACTATTATCAAACTTCTAAATGATAAGGATAAAAATAATCAATTTATTATTGGACAAAAAGACCTACAAATCGGAGAATATAAAAATATGACTAACGATTTGCAAAAAGAATTAAAAGGTCAACGCACTAAAACATTCTTATATAAATTAGGTGCATTCATAGGTATAATTTCAACATCCTATTTATTAATAAAATAAATTACGTATAATAAGTTACTCAAAGGTTTGACTCATTTAAGTTAAGCCTTTTTGTATATTTATATATAAAATAATATATGAGTGGACAACAAGATATAAAGGAGATAATTAAACAGGAATACATTAAATGTATGACTGATCCTGCTCACTTTATGAAAAAATATTGTATGATTCAACACCAAACAAAGGGAAGAATACAATTTAATTTATACCCATTCCAAGAAAAGGTTTTATATCAATTCCAAAAAAACAACTATAACGTTGTATTAAAATCTAGACAGTTAGGTATCTCAACCCTAGTAGCTGGTTTCTCTATTTGGTTAATGCTATTCCAGAGAGACAAAAATATACTGTGTATCGCTACAAAACAGGAAACAGCTAAAAACATGGTAACTAAAGTACGATTCATGTACGATAATTTACCTTCCTGGTTAAAAGGAGCCGATAAACCCTTGGAGAACAACAAACTCTTACTTAAATTACCGAATGGTTCTCAAGTTAAAGCAGTATCAGCAGCCGGGGATGCAGGTCGTTCAGAAGCCGTTTCTTTGCTTATAATAGATGAGGCCGCGTTCATTGAAAGCATACATGAAATATTTGCTTCAGCTCAACAAACGTTAGCAACGGGAGGAGGATGTATAGCATTGTCTACCCCAAATGGTACAGGAAACTGGTTTCATCAAACATGGCAAAAAGCTGAAATTGGAGCTAATTCATTTGTTCCAATTAGATTAAAATGGAGTGTAC